AAAGAAAGTTGAAAGTTGGAGCGTCGTCTTGAGAACTTGGTCGCAAATCGGCTCTGCTCTGTTTACTGGAGCGTATGCAAACCTTCCCTGCGTCCCGTGAACATCTATCAAGATGAAGGCATCCTTGTTGGCCGTTATCCAGTCCATATACATCAAGGTTTCCGGCTCGTTGATGGCTTCGTCTCGGTTGAGCATCAAATTGTTGCAGTTGCCCCGCCTGCACATATCCCACCCAGCGGGGTTTAGGCATGGGATAATTTCAAAGACAAAGTTGTTTTTGATGAACGTAGCCCACGGGTCGGAACTTTCAAGGATGGCTTTAAACGCAAGCATCAGCCCCCAGCACGGGGTCTTTTCCTCCCCGTGCATACCGCCGTTGACGAGTATCTTTCGGGGCTTCCCGTAATACTTCGCATATAAATTATTCGAAGATGTCACCACCTCGTCGTTGCCGGGTTCATGGTCGAACAACGCCTTCTTGGTAAAGTCAAGCCGATAACTGCGGATAGCGAAAACTTCGCTGTCCTCAATCCTTGTCACGTTGCCGAGGTCTGCTTGACGTGTAAACACATCGGGATTTTCTGCCACAAGTTCGTCATACTTGGCGTATAGTTCGCTTGTATGCACATTGTTCAGCCCGACATATTCTGCCGAGGTCGGCTCGGACAGGTAGAGTTGCGGGACACCCACCCTCACGTTCTCGTCTTTCTTGTAAAGCGAAAATTCGGAGTTTTCCGCAAAGTAAATGACGCACTTGAAATCCTTGATATACGTCGTATATATGCTTGTCCTAAAATATGCCGTGCCTTTAGGCACGAGAACAAGCACATCCTCAATGTGCGACTCCGTTCCGCTTCCATTCGGAACAAATCCACTTATAAAGTCCATCTTATCGTCATAGAAACAAATTCCCGCATCAGTCTTACCGCCAGCAGCCACCACATCAAGCGACACCATAATACCGGCTGCTCCCTTGCAATATACGGGAGAACAAGAAGCGTTCAGCGAACTTGTAGCATCAAGCCCGGTATTTTTACTGGTGAGAAGGCCTTCGGTAAAAACGGGGACGTCCGATACATCTTCCGTCTTGGGGTTATTTTCAATAGTCCCCGCAATATACACCTCGTCATTTGTCAGAAGCCATAGGTTGATAAAGTCAATGTCGGGAGTAAGTTCAATCGCTACGCCTTGCGGAATTTCATTTATCTTCTGCGGGTACTCTGTGATGGTCTTAAATGTATTCGTTGATTTCTTGTGTACCGCAATTTCAAAGTTGTCGGTTGCGGTTGATGTGTAATCGTTCGGTATATTGCAGTCAAGTTTCAAAACCGCAATCCCGTTCGCTTGATTTGTATAGATGCGGCTTTGTGCTGCGATATTGCCGGACGACTTTACGGAATTTCCCATAAAGTTATTAGCCTCTGCCTCAATCCTAAAATTGACAAAGTTCCCGTTCTCGTTCCTGACGAAGACGGTGTAAAACAGAGCACTCGCAACGGGCTTAAAACGGATGTCAATCCCATTCACGGGGTCTGCCGTATCGTAGACCTTGACAAAATTCGTCCCGTCCGGAGTGTACGCAAGTTCAAACGTGGAATGCGGAGTGCCTTGGTCGGAGTAGTCCCAGGAGTCACTGGACTTTATTGTGTAATATCTAGTGCTATCAAGCCCGAAAATTCGTTGCTGCGTGATATTTCTGCCGTTAAGCGCAAAGGTCAAGGCGTTCTCGCCTACTCGCTCAATCACCCCGTTCAGCGAATATTCCGCTACGGCGTCGGCATCCCACGCACCAGCGGAATGGTCATTTTTAAATCGGTAAACTTTACCATCATAGCACACCAAGTCCCGCACCGCGTAATCTGTACCGGTGTTAAACTGCGGGGCAATTCCGTTTTTTAAAGTGCCTTGTGCGGATTCTTTCAGCAGGTCGCCCTTCGCCATCTTCGCAGTGCCGCTCGGTCCGTCCACGGGTATCACGTCGCCCGTGCGGAAGGCGGTGATGCTTGTAGCCCAATCCTTAATCCTTTTAAATAACATAGACATTTTATGCCCTCCGTTTAATTTGTTTCAAAACTTTCGTTTGTTGTCAAGTAGTCAATCCCGACCACTATGTTGTCCGCGTCGTCCACAACCAGGTAGCCCTCATCGTCAATCACAGCGTACTCGGTATCCGGCCACCGCTGGTCCACCACCAGAGGCTGTCCGTTGTCCTCCAGGACTATGAGCCCCCAGGGTTCCCCATCCTCGCAGGTGAGAAAAGTGCCTTGTCCGAACTGGACGCCAGATGCAGCCGCGATATTTTCCAGGTCCTCGGCATCTATCTCCGGGGAGCCCTGCAAAAGAACAAAATAAAGACCTGCGGGCCATACCGGGAAAAGCCCCACATCGGTAATGCCGAGCGCAAGCTCGAAATAATTGTAGACCGCCTCAAGAGTAGGCAGGTCCTCGGTTCCGGTTCCTAGCTTTATGCGGGCGCGGAACTGGTCGTCAGTTTCGCCCACGCGGCGGGTAAATCCTCCGGCATATGCGCCGTAAAAATCGAGCATCGGGCCGACGGCATCTTCAAGTGTAAACGAATTCCCGATTTCACGCAGGGCCTTCTCGATTTCGTCGGACATCGCAAGGTTGCAATCTATCAAGCCGAGCAGTTTCTCGCTCCGCTTGTATTGCTCGGGCACATACTTTCGCTGTGCTTCCGAATAGCTTGTGATGATCTCGCTCATTATATTATGCCTGCACCTTAAATTCTAAACTTTAATCATTTTCAAGGATTGTCTCGATCCGGTCCTCTTCGAGAACCGCATACTCGAACGGCAGAATAGCCAGCGCATCTCCCCACGAGTAATCGCCGGAGGAAGGAACCGTGTCCGGGCTGTCCGTAAGTGCGACATACGCCATCGCCACGCCTACGCCAGCCACAAGCTCGTAGATGCCGCCCGGAATTCTTGTCGGGATGACATCCTTGCCCATCGTGTATTGCTTATCTGCCCATTCGACCATGGCCTTCTTGATGGCTTCCTCTCCTGGGAAAACTTCTTCATCGTAGACACGATAGTGGAACTTGACCCAGAGATATTTCGGCGTCGGTCTGCTGAAGGAAATCTGCTGCTCGAAGCCGTGGCTGTCCGTCACGTTCACCGTGGTATTTCCCCAGGACTGGATGCCCGATGGCTGGTTCTCGTAGATACAGCGTGCCACATCCGCATCGGTGCCCCCAACGACGAGCGAGACAAACGATTTACCGGGAACCCCGTCGGTATTCGTGTCGAAGCCCCTGTTGCTGAAAACGCGGGCCGTAGTCACGCCAGGAACATCAAGCAGGGCTGCCTCGGTGGCGGGGTCGGTCGCCTTGCTTTTCCTTGCTTTCGCGGCAGCTTCTCGGCGCAAGCGCAAGGATTCGTCGGATTCCAGGTCCTCGCCCGGGTCACCTGCCACGTAGTTGTAGACGGAGTTCCATCCGCTTACGCCGACGGCAATGGTGTCTAGTTCTCCAATTTCGCAAGTCTGCAACCCTTCATTGACGGCAGTAAAAGAACCTTTTTTACCGGCAAGAATAATAAAATCGGAAGGCATCGAGCCTGTAATGCCAACGGGCGAATCGTCCATAGAATGAACGACAATTCCTCGTGTCGTAATTTCGGAATAGCCACCGTCATTATGAATGGCGGTTGCCAGGACGGCGATATTGCTAGCGCTTGTCGAGTTGTTCAGCGACACATCGCCAAACGTGAAGTGGAAAACGTACTCCGTATTCTTTGAGGAGCCGTCGTCAATAATCAGTAATTCGTCACAAGAGGCGCGGGAAATTGTCACGGTCTCGTCAAGCGAGAAATTCAGGTTGCCGCGTTGCCGCTTTGCGAGGGAGCCTGCCGGGATCGTAGCGCTGTCACCGCTAGTATAGAGGACTGCATCGACTGTGCAGGGCAGCGCCGGTTTACGCGAAACGCCGTTGAATGCCACGCGTGCGTCGAGCGCCGCGCCTACGGCCTGGTTCGGGTCAAGGCTGGAGTAAATCTCCTGTGCGAGTTCCCAAAGATCGTTATAGGATAGGG